ACTTCTACGAAATCAACCCAATTAAAATCAAGTACTGCAGTTACTGTTTCTAAACCAACCGAGTTAACAAAATCAACATTTAAGGCAGATAAAATTAGTGTAGTAACAGAAAGTGCTAAAACTTCTTCAGAGCTTGAAGATACTTTTGCACAATATTTTGTTGATAAAGTTGATCTTGATGGAGTACTAATTAAACATAGGTATAATCTAAATCTTTGTGAACAGATTTACAAAGATATTCCTTATATGACAACTACAATTAATGTTAGATCAAGTTTTGCTTTACAGAATGGATATTGCTATGATGGTAGTAATCCAGCAGAAGTAGAGAAAATGGAGAAGCTTGATGCTAAAATGGGTGGTGCAGCACTATTATCAAATATATCTAGGTGTATGCAATCTTATGGTGACGCTTATATTCAACCTAAAACAGATAAAACTTTTAATGTACTCAATCCACAGTATATGTATATCGTTCGTGATGGATTTAAGATTACAGGGTACGTTCAGCACGCTACTTCTAGTCTCGATGGTATTGTTACCTTCAAGCCTAAAGAAATTATCCAATTTTCAAATAAACCAGTTTCTGATTTTCCTTACGGACTTTCTGAAATTGGACCGAGAATAAATAATTTAAATAGATTACTTGTTATTGAAAGAGATGTAGCTAATATTTTAGCAAATCAAGCATCTCCTCTAGTACATTATAAAGTTGGTACTGATTCAATACCAGGAGTTCAATCAGATGTAGATAATATGACTACAGTGGTTAATGAAAGAAATGCGGGTTCAGATTTAGTTACTACAAATATGGTAGATACTAAGATTATCAATGCTTTATCAACTAATTTCAAACCTGAGAACTATCTTAGTTATTATTGGGCGAGAGCTATTGGAGGTTTAGTTCCTCTAGTTTATGCTGGTGATGCTGAGGGTTCAAACAAAGCTACTTCAAGACAACAAAATGTTGCATTTGAAAGAGAGATGAAAGATCATCAACAAGATATTAGTACAATTTATGATACTAAAGTTATTCCTTTAATGCTTGGTAATCCTGATACTGATGTTAAATTAGTATGGAATGAGATGGACCAAGAACAACAGTTAATCAAGGATACTAGATTAGATACGCTTACCAAATCAGGAGTGCCTTTAAGGATTGCATTAGAGATGGTGGGTTACAAGAGATGGGTACAAAAGGTACCAGATGATGCTGCACGTTCAGATGGTGCTGCACATCCTTCAAAAGATCAAGAGAACCCTAATCGAAAAGATTTCGGTGCTGGTCCATTAGATACAGATACTAAGGATGAATAATATGGGAATACAAGACTTTCTTAATACAACAGGATGCGAAAATCGTGGAAGAACTGTTAGGTTTAAGTCACCATATACAAATAAGTTTCGTACAGTGGCTTCTTACATTGTAGATTATGAAGAAGATGATGCTCGTACAATAGAACAGACACAAATATTTGCTGCAGGTAAAACTTGGCATAATGTTGGTGCAAGAAATACTTTTAATAGAAGAATACCGAATGAACAAGTTACTAAACGGACTTCAGTTGGTGCAGTTTTTAAAGTGGTAGATAGCGATGACAGAAACAATTAAAAATGTATGGTACCAAGGTGGAAATCCTATTTTGGTAGATTGTTATAAATATCTTATGGGATCTTACATTCCAGAAGTTCCTAAGAATTACTTAGTTGGTGTAGAATATTTTATTGAACAAGATGAGCTTCAAATAAAATTACTTAACCGAAAAGATAGAATCATGCGTGCTTCAACTCCTTGTATAGTAGTTGAAAAGGTAGAAGTCCTTAAAGTTAAAGCAAAACCTAAAGTTGTAAAAAAACAACCAAAGGTAAAAGCTAAATCAACATTTAATATTTTAAAAAGTAAATTTAAAAAGTGATTAATATGGAAGAAGCATCTGAATTTACTCCAGCCCAAACTAGAAAGTTTGAGTCTCTAGTAAATAATTTGAAAGATAAGGGATTATCTGATAATCAAGCTCAATCTGTTGCGAATGCAATAATTAAGCAAAAGATTAAACAGAATTCCAATTCAGATTTATCTGAGTCTTTTAATGTAAGTTTAGCTGAGAATGTAAATTTTAAGATAACAAGTCCAATCACAGAGATGTCTCAAGTCGAAGAAGTTGACGGTTTGAAATCCATGGTTATTGGTGGACTAGCTATTGAATCTGGAGTTTCACGAAATAAAGTGATATACACTTCAGAAGAGTTACAATTATCAGCAAAAAGTATGGTAGGAGCACCATTTGGTTTTGATCATAATGGTTTTTCAAAAGATGTAATTGGTCGAGTTAAAGAAGCAAACTTTGAAGTTGACTCAATTATACATAAAACAAAAATTTATAATACTTCAACAAATCCTGACTCAATTGAAAGATTCCAAGCAGGATTATTAAGCGAAACATCAGTTGAACTAAATGCAAACAAAATCTATCAAATTGAAAATGATGGAGATACAATGTATTACGCTGAAGGAATAGAATTTGTAGGTCTTGATGTCGTGAAGACACCTGGCGTACCATCTTCACATGCAGTACCATTAGAAGGTGCTCCTGTGGGAGTAGTTGAAGCTTTTAATAATCAAACTCTTAGTGCATCTGACGAGCAATCTAACACTGGTGCTAAAAAACTAGAGGATGTGAACAATATGAGCGAAGAAGAAACAAAAACACCAGACAAAAAAGTAGAAGAGGAAAAAACAGAGCCTACTACTATTGTTGTCGAAAAAGTTGATGCCACTAAAATGGCAGTATTCGAGGAAGCTCTTAAGAACATTGAAATAAAGTTATCTGAAAAAGATGACCAAATTAAAGTTCTTGAAGAAAAACTTGAAAAAAAAGCTAAAACATCCGATGCTGCTGAAAAAGTAAGCGAAGGTATTGTTAGCGAATCAAAAGGTAAATCAAGAGAGATTTACATGAAGGAAGGATATTAGGTGAATTAGAATGTCAGATACATTAAATGAACTATACACAAAAGAAACATTCACTGGTACTGCTTCAGAAGCAATCACAGAAGGAGCTCTTGTAGCTGCTATCGCGGGATCTGAAGTAACACAAACTGGTAGTGTGGAAGATAAAATTGGAATTAAACTATGTAACGAATCAGGTGACGCAGTCATTTGTGTTGGTGTAGCTTTTAAAGCAGCAGCAAACGGAGCATTAGTAACTGTAGCAACTCAAGGTCTATTCAGATTTAGAGCATCAGCAGCAATTACAGCAGGAGCAAAAGTACAATTCGCAGCTTCAACAGATCCATACGAAGTTAAAACTTTAGTAGATGCAACAATAAATGCCGCAGGTATTGGTAGAGCACTAACAGGATGCAGTGCAGCTAACGAATATGTTGTAGTAGCTTTAAACGTAGGATAAGTGATAAAAATGAAAACACTAAAAGAAGCTTTGAACACAGGAGAAACTGATATTATTGACAACACAGTACTTAAAACAGTTATCACTCCAACTAAAGAAGCACTTGTTCTAAAACCATTAGCAAGAATTATATTAGGACCAAGTTCAATTACAGGTTCATCTATTAAGATACCTATTAGAAACAAAGATGCTATGTTAGTATCGTCAATCGCAGAAGGTGCTGAAATTCCATTAGGAATTGCAGACTATACAAACATTGAATTAATACCTGTTAAATATGGTATGAGACCAATGATAACAAACGAGATGCTAGAAGATTCTATGATTCCAGTTATTACAGATCAACTTTCAGAAGCTGGTTTCCAAATGGCTAAAAAACTTGAATCCTTAATCGTAGCTCAACTTGATGCAGCAGCAGTTGCAGCAGGTGGAAACAACGATCAAGCATCAGCAGCAGCATTAACTTTCGCTAACATTACTGTAAGTATGAAAGCTCTTGAAGATAATGACTATGAAGCAAGTGTAATCTATGTATCTCCAGCAGGAGCAGAAGATTTAAGAAACATTGACAGTTTTGTTGAAGCACAAAAATACGGATCAAACGAAATGCAAAAAGCTGGTTTCATTGGAACTATTCTTGGTATGGATGTTTTAAGATCTACTATAGCTATATCAACAGATTCAGGTGTACTTTGTTATATCTTTGATCCTATGTATGGATATGCTATTGGTGAAAAGAGAGGCGTAACTGTTGTTAGAGATAATGACGTTGCTAGAGACATGACAAACATAGCAATTACTGCAAGATGGGCTGTTAAGTATATTAACAGTGGAGCAACAGCTGTAATATCAACTACTGCTTAAGTGGTGTTTTATTATGGGACTTAACGCAGGAACAAGAAGTGGAGAAATTAAAATCTCCTCTTTAAATATATCTGGTGGAACAATGGTTTTAAACCCTACTGGTGCAGTTACTGAAGGTGAAAAACTTACATCTGGCGGTTATTTAACTGTAACTGTTGGTGGAGAAACTAGATACCTAACTTTATTTCAATAAGGGAGCAATCCCTTTTTTTTATATTTATCGGTGATATTATGAACATTATTAAACTATCAGGAACAACAATTTCATTAGGTACTATGGTTTTAACAAGTGATACTGAGTACAATGGTTATCTTGAAAAAATTGTTATGGAATATGATGATGCAGCCACTGGAGCAGATATAACAATCACTGCAGAGGGTTTAGTTTCAGAACCATTATTAACAGTAACTAATGCTGGTGTGGCAGATTTAACTTGGTACCCACGAACACTTGCTAATAAAATAGCAGATGCTTCAGCATTTACAGATGTAGCTGAAAAGATATTTATCACAGCATCAACATTTAAATGTTCAGTTGCTCAAGGTGGAGATGAAAAGAACGTAGTACTTTATGTTGTATTATCAGATGAATAATCTGGTATTATATTTTTTTAGATGATCGGTGAGAAATGATGCACATGTTTGTTGCAGTTGAAGGTCCAGCAGGACAAATGGATAAGATAGATAATTATATGAACAACAGAGAGTTCAAGATAAAAGATTCGGACAATAAGTTTAAGATGATTGCTCGTGAAGTAAAACTTTATGATTTAAGCTTCCCTGAACGTGAAAAGGATGAAGTTATCAAAGTTTTATCAAGATGGAGTAAAGGAACTAAACGAGGGAAGAAACAATTTTCCTTTAAATGGATCGTAAAAATATTGGAGAAATTTCTACCAATAAAATATGTTGAACCAATCAAAGATTGTGCTAAAGACAATATTGATGAATTACATGATTTTAAGATCCCTTACGCCTACAATTTTATTATAGGTTCTATGGATGACGAGTATTCTATTCGTGATATTCGTAAGGGATTAGAGATGGTATAATATGGCTAACAAAGACTTTTACGCTGTATGGGTAACAAGACACGGTCGTGCTGATATATTAGAACGACCTAACAGAGGACTGAAATTCTTAGCAAATGAAGTAACAAAAGTTTCAGACGATAAATATGACATCGTAAAGCATATGCGTGATGTATATGTTGTAACATTACCAAAACAGGTTAAAATACCTGATTTTAAAGAAGATTTAATAAAAGAGTAGTGAGTTTACATGAAAGAGAAAAGTATCGAACAAACGGACAGATATGCCCTCCTTCTCAACACTCCAGGGATTACAAAGAGAGAAGGTGTATATTATATACAAATCAGTTTAAATCGATCTGATAGGATTTCAGATCTATTACTTGAAGAGTATAGGTTTAGACACATATTTGCATGGGTTCTTAAAAATGCAAAAAATAAATCTAGTGAAGTTTTGAAAGAGATGAAAGATCTTGTTAATAAACTTCCAGATTCTGAAAAACAAATCAAAGCAATTAAATGGTTTGACATTGAACGATTTTGTAAAGTTGGTCAAGTTAAATCTGTTGGCGATGAATATGTCGTTAACTTTGCAGACAATGATAGCGAAAAATTAACCAAAGCTCAGTTGAAAAAATTGAGAATTAATTTCTTAATCTCTAATGGTTTGTTAGATAAATTGATAGAAATTCCAGACAATAGAGAGAGGTAGGTATTAATGACTGAATCGAAAACTGAGACCAGACTGATACAACATGGTGAGGCAATAGCGGTGGTACAAACAAAGATAGTTTCGATAGAGAAAAAAGTAGATGAGATCCATAGGGATCTTAAAGACTTTATTTGCTCAGCAGATGAAAAATACGTTGCAAGAGATCAATTTGAAAAATATGAAAAGTTGGTCTGGTCTACGTTGGTCGGTTCAGTATTTATAATTATTGCATTAGTTTTAAAGAGTATAGGTGTTATGATATGACAGTTACGAAAGGATATATTATTGAACAAGTTATTACTAGGATACCTAATATGGCAACAGCATTAACAGAAGCAAGAGGATACCTCTATGATTATGTTGATATAGTTGCTATTGATGTTGGTAATAAAATTTCTAAAACAATTGATGTTGATGCTATAATTACTACTTATATACCAACAATGATTTCTGGTACTATGGTAATGGCTTATATGTATGAAATGGGTCTTGAACCTGCTGATGACATATCAACAATTACTATTGATGTTATTACTATCAGTAAAAATAAGGACAGATTCGGTCAAGTATTTTCAACAGCAGTAGGACAATTTAATGCTGATCTTAAAGCGTTACAACTTGAAGTAGGATCTGGTAGATTATTTATAGGTAATTCATTTAATAGGAGGTCCGTTAGATAATGGGTCTTCCTGAGAACATTAGATCAACCATAGATTCATTGATTAATAACAATGATTTTCGTTCAGTTGCTGAGTTAATTGCAGTTACTGATGATGGAGTATTTGGTGGTTATAGTGGTAGTTTTCCTCAGGGTACAGGTAGACCGTTTAATTGTATATCAACAAGATTACAAGAGATTGCAGAGTTAGAACCTACTGGTGATATTATCACTGCAGATTTAACTCTAGTGGTAGAATATGATCAAGTTATTACTGAAGGTTATATAGTTAGACTAAATTCGTTGAACTATGATGTAAGACGAACACGAGAAATATATCTAGGAAATACAACAGGTGCAGCTACTGATAACAAAAAGGTAGTACAAATCGTTGAATTGACTAGAAGATTGAATTAACAAATTATATAAACTAGAATATATATATTAAAGTATATAGCTTAGACGTAACGTAGTTGGGTCAACATAAGCGTGGCGTGGTTCCACATGGTATTATCCCGAGCAACACTTAGACGAGATGTATTTAGATTTCTTTACACAACTATTTCTGGATTTAATATTACTGGTGGATACAATGTTGTATCTTCGTTCCCAGAAAAAACCCCCTCTTTTCCGTTAGTCACCATTGATCCAGCTACGTTTTCTGAGCAACTTGTAGGTATGAAAAGTTCAACAAGAGATAATGAACTTGATGTAGTATTTACATTTTATGATTTAGCAAGCAATCGAAAAGAATCGGTTGATAATGCAGTTGATGATTTCATTTATAATATGTGGTTAGCCGAACCTTCAATTATTACTCAAGGCTTTATATTAAACAGTGTGGTAGATTTACCTCCTACCACAATAAAAATAAATGAGCAGAAGCTCAATAAACGTATTGTAGAATGGAAAATGGTGGTAATTGTTGGGACTTGAACAAATTGATAGATTGAGTCTAGCATTAAGAAAAGAACTTCCACAAGCTATGATCGCAAGTGTAGTAAAAAGAGTTAATCCAAGATTAACCCATATCATTCAAACACAAGTCAGGCGTGATGGATTGCCAGTTACATTCACAGGAGAGTTAGTAAAAAATACAAGGTTGGTTGCAGTAAATAATGGTGTAAAATTTGTATCCCCACCATATTATGATAGGTTAGATGAGGGATATGTTAATCCTGCAGAACCAATATCAACAAGTAAATTTGTTCAATGGTATGTTGAAAGATTTGGTAAATCAAAATCTATTGGAAAAACTTCAAGTGTTAATATTCCTGCATATAATTTTACAGTGAGAGCAGTTAAATCTGCAGCACCAGAGATACAAAAAGATTTTGAACAAGTTGTAACTCGAATAACTAATAAGGTAACTTCATAATTTAGGTGATTATATATGCCGAAGAAAAATAAGAAAATTTTAGAGGTGTTTGAAGAAACTACAGAAGTTTTTGAAAAACCAATTAAAGTGGTTGAAAAACCATTAACTTATGATGAAAGGTTTGAAGCGAGGATTAAAGCAATCCGTGATAAAAGATTAAGAAAAAAAGGTGAAATTTTATGACTAAACAATGGAGAGCTAAAGAAGCTACAATAACTGTTGCACTCGCTAGTACAGTAACATTATCAACTGAACTGAATTTAAATGCATTTATGACTGGTGGTACTATTGTAACTGGTGTGATGAAAAACGTAACTATTACTGAACCAGAAGGTGGAGTAGATCTAGAGAACTATATGGGTTCAGATGCAGATGGATTCCAAAATGCTGAATTATTCAGAAAACCATTTGGACTTGCTAAAGTAACAGGAACTGCTGTACTTGATAGTGACGAAGTATGGGAACCATTTAGATCAGGATCTGGTGAAGTTGTAACTGGTGGATATACTAGATATAAAGTCGGTGATGGAAACAGACCATTAATTACTATGGTACTAAATCTTGACGATTCTACTGATGCTGTTAATGTAATGCTTAATAGAGCTTATATTACAAAATTAGGTGATCTTAAGATTGATGGACCAGATGGAATGTTTGAACGAGACATAGAACTTGTTTGTAAACCGTCAGGTTATCGTGAAGAATTTAAGGATTAATTTCCTTATTTTTTTATATTTTTTTGGAAGTGATTTGAAATGAATAAGAACAAAATTGATTTAACATTCTCTGTGAGTGGTATGCCACCTAAGAAATTTAGGGAATGGGATGCATCATGTAGAGAAAATAATTCAGATATTAGATGGGTTAAAATTTGGGAAGATCATAAAGCTAATCAATTACTAGCTACAATCAACACAATACAAACACAGATTACTATGCTTTTACAAATGATAGATTCATTAGAACAAAAATTAGAATCGAAACAGGTTGAAGAACCTAAGAAAGTTACTTTAGGGTGATATGAAATGGGAAGATTTAGTCAATGGCTACACAAATTTGAAATGAATATTGGTGATGAGAAATTACAACTTACACCAAAGATGAAACACATGAATATTATCATGTCTGTTATGATGGGTGCACAGAAAAACAAAACTAATCCTGATGGTTCACAAGACAGTCAAATGATATTTACTGAAAAATCTATTGAAAAGTTATCAATTGTATTTTTAGAATTGTTACACACAGCATATCCTGAAGAACCAGTAGAAGAATTAGAATCATTTTTATGTCAGAATTATATGACATTTTTACAAGAAATAATGATTGCATTTAAGTGGGCAAAACGAGACGATTTTGATAAGGAGAAAAAGCAAGATAAAAAAAACTAGATGTCCGAAAGTTGAGTCATGCTCAACGATCGGCGTTAATGAAACAAAGATTATCTAGAGTAAGTGGTTTAGAATCTTTGGATGAGAATTTAGTAAAAATTGCTTTTTATATTGAAAAAAAGTTACATATTGAAATAGGTCCAGAATATCCTGTAGCTAAGTTCATAATCGTTTGGGAAGAGTTAGAAGAATTTAATAAACGTGAACGTGAAGAATATGATCGTACAAAAGGGATTGGTAAAGGAGGCGTATTAGGATAGCTAATGTTAATATAATTTTTAATATGGGGCAATCTGGTGGGAATGCAGTAGTAAGTAAATTAGATGCAATTAAAACTGCTGCTATTGCTACTGCTAAAGCTATAAATTCAGTAGGTATGGGTTTTAAAAAATTCGATGCTTTAGCTACGGGTTCAATGGCTGCAGCAAATAAACCTTTTCAAGGTTATCATCAACAAGCAAATCAATTGCGTTCTGAACTTAAAGATATGGGGGGTATGATGAAGTTCCCTGGAGCGAATCAACCAACAGTTATGTTTGATAAGTTAGAAACTCAAATGATGGGTGCTAGTACTCAAATTGAACATACTGCTGGTGGTGCTGCTAGACTTAACCGAGAACTTAAAGATATAGGTATAACTGGTCAGAAAACATTTAAAGGTATGGCTAGAAGTTTCATGGGTTTAGGTTTCTCTATGTTATTTTTTGGTATGTTTTTAAACAAAATATTTATGGGTTTTTTACGAACTGCATTTACGATTTACAAAGATGCAGAGGATAATACTTCTAGGTTAATTGACTCTACCAATCAATTGAATGCTGCTTGGTCATTTTTAAAATTTGCTATGATAGATGCATTAAGTAATTCTGATTTAGTTATTTCTTTTATTGATAGTGTTATTGGTTTAATTGATACTATTTCTGGTATGAATCCAATTTTGCAAAAAGTGTTTGCTATAGGTATTGTAGGTGCAGCTGGAGTTACTGGAGCTTTAATGGTTTTAGGTCAAGTTGCATTATTAGTTATATCTCTTAATATGGTTGAAAGTTGGGCATTAGTTGGTACTGCATTAGCAACATTTATGAAATCTTTAATTTTAGGTATAATAGCTGTTGGTTTATGGGGTACTGCATTTAGTGAAGCTAATGATGAAGCTAGTACTGGTTTATTTGCACTTCAAGTAATTGGAGGAGTTATTGCATTAGGTATTCTTGCGTTAGTTAGCACTATTGCTGTGTGGATTGCTGCATTAATAATGGTAGGTTTAGCAATTAATTATATATCTAATAATTGGGCTATTGCAGCTATTGGTATGGATATGGTATGGAATGATTTTATAGTATCAGTCTTAGAAAAATTAGATGTGTGGGTAAATAAATTTACTGATGCAATTCTAGCTATAGCTAAGTTATGGAATAAAACTTTAGGACTTAGATTTGGACAAATAGATACTTCTGGGATAGAATTAACTAAAAATATTATATCTTTAGCAATAAGTGAAAAAATAAAAGATTTGAATGCTGCTAAGGAACTTCTAAAACTTGAAGCAGCTAAAGAATTAGAACTTGATTTAACTTCAGGAGTTGATGTTAAAATGAAAGAATTTACAGATAAATTTTTAGAAGTTAAAGATACTACTATTGAACAGTTAAGTTCAACAACCCCTACTGATTTAGTTGATCCATTTACAGGTGAAGTTGTAAGTTCACCAGTTACTCAAGCTCCAATTATAAATACTTATGTTGGAGATGTTAATGTTGTTGTTGATAAAACATTAGATGATTCTGACGATATGATAGAAAAAATAGTAGATAGGATAACAGAAAAACAAGATGCAACCCTTGATAGTATAGGATTTGTGAGGACAAATTAAAATGGTAACTACAACAATTACAATTAAAGATAGTGGACTACGTTCAGTTTCTCGTGGTGGAACAGAAACAATTAAGTCTAATAGTGGTTCTGCAATCACACTATACATTAAAACTTTGAAATGTGGTATGAAAGTTAATACTAATACTGAATCAACTAGAAAATTTACTGATGGTGATGATTCAAAAGAATTTGTTATGGGTGAAATTGATGGTGGTGCTTTAGAATTTAGAGTATGGACTATGACTTGTAAATTTAAAATGTCTGATTCAACTCAGCGTTCTGCTGCAGGTTTCTTAGCTTTCATGTTACAGACTAAAGGATATAAAACAATTGAATTAACTAACGATGATACTAATTATAATATTATGAGATGGTTAACAAAAACGTCTGCTAATACAGTTGTATCCTCTATAAATGGTAGAGTTACAAACTTAGAATGGGATCAAGATCCAAATAAAACTGAAAAAGGTTATCTTGTATCTTGTAAGATGACTTTCGTGGAGACTAATTGATATGAGTGTAGCTTTTTTTGATGTATTATGGACAAAAGTTGGTGAAAGTACCAGCACATCTATTCGTGAATATGTCAAATTAAATTTATCTCGTGCAAGTGAAGCTAAATCTACTATGGCAGAGTTCCAACTAAAGAATTCTATGATGGAATTTGTTGATGTTGGTGGAGATCATCCTTACCAAATTAATTTACAAGAAGGTGACACTATTGAAATCTATGCTTCATGGGATCCTTTAACATACTCAGCTTCAGAAACTATTTTCACTGGAGAAGTTCAATCTTATGGTGGTAAATTAGAAGCTAAGTCTAGATATTCACAGATAAAAACTTCAGATAAAACCTTTGCAATATTAAATCGTATTCATATAGAAGTATATAAAGATACTGCAGTTGATGATATTGTTAAAAACATTATTAATTCAATAGATCAATCAATTGATGTTACTAATGTTGCTTCAACTAAGAGTGACGGTACTGCTTTTGAAGTTAAGACTATTGGTTATGATTCTAAGCCAGCTTATACTTGGTTAGAACATCTTGCTTCAACTAAATATA